AAAAGACCAGAAATGGAGAGAAATAGCCTTTAAAATTTGCAAGGATAGAATGTTGGCAGATGATATTGTGCAAGATATGTACATAAAACTAGCCGAACATAAGAAACAAATTAACGATTTTTACGTTATTATAGTGATGCGCAATCTTTTTTTGGATTATATTAAAAAAGAAAAATTAAAAATATCTATTGAAAGCATTTATCATTTAGAAAACAATGATGATACATTTGAAATAGATGATGAGCAAAAGAAATTAATAGAAAATCTTTACTGGGTAGCAAAAGACTATTTTATAATGAGTTTTGATATGTCGCTCAGGGAAATGGCAAAAGAACTTAATACTAATTATGGCTTCATTTATAGAACCATGAAAAAAGAAAAGGATAAATTATGGCAAGAGGCAGAAAAAAAACAATAATAAAAGAAGGAGGATTGGGCAATACAATCGAAGCAATCACAAAAGCAACTGGAATAAAAAAAGTAGTTGAAATATTTATGGATGGCAAAGACTGCGGATGTGATAAACGTAAAGAAACTTTAAATAAATTATTTCCAGTTAGGACAAAGGTAAATTGTTTTAATGAAAGGCAATACAACGAATGGAAAGCGTTTAAAGAAATTAGGACAATAACAATTTCATCATCACAAGTGAAATACGTTTGCGAATTATACGCTAATATATTTATGAAGCCAGTATATTACCCTTGCACAAATTGTAGCCCAAAGCCTTTAATAACAATGATAGATAGATTAGATTTAGTATATGATAGTTATTTAATTAGTTAATTTATATTAATTATGGAGGATAAAAGAAAAGATAATGGAGGTCATAGCACAAAAGCACAAAGACCAGATGATAAAAGGTTGCTAACAAAAACACAATTACAAGATGTTTATGAGAGCCTTAATCCGTATTTACCAGAGGCATTACAACAATTAGGTAAAGCAATAAAAGGGGGCGAAAAATGGGCAATTGAATTATGGTTTAAATATTATTATAGTTTACCAAAACAAACCATTGATAATAATTTACAAGTAACAGATTTTAATTTAAAAGATATACTAAAATTTGATAAGTCTTAATGCTAAATATAAACCATTATTTGAGAACGATACACGTTTCTTTGTTTTAACTGGAGGTAGAGGCTCCGCTAAATCATTTGGGGTTGGTACATTTGCCAACCTCATTTCTTTTGAGAGTAAACATAGAATACTATTTACAAGACAAACAATGACCTCCGCTCATTTGTCTATCATTCCAGAGTTTCAAGAGAAAATTGATTTGATGGAACTTAATGGATTTTTTGAAATTAATAAAAATGAGATTAAAAATAGACAAAGCGGAAGTGAAATAATTTTTAAGGGTTTAAAAACTTCAAGCGGAGACCAAACCGCTAACCTTAAATCACTGCAAGGTGTTACAACTTGGATATTAGATGAGGCAGAGGAATTAACAGATGAATCTACATTTGATAAAATTAATTTCTCTATAAGACAAAAAGGAATACAGAATAGAGTTATATTGATACTTAACCCATCAACAAAGGAACATTGGATTTATAAAAGATTCTTTGAGTCAGAGGGAGTTCAGGAGGGATTTAATGGAATTAAAAATAATACTACATATATTCATACAACTTATCTAGATAATATTTCTAATTTAGATGACAGTTTTTTAACTGAAGTTGAAAGAGTAAGAAAAACAAACCCTAAAAAATATAACCATGTTATATTGGGTGGCTGGTTAGACAAAGCGGAGGGTGTAGTGTTTACCAATTGGAAATATGGAGCATTTAACCCAGACAATTTACAAAGTTCTTTTGGGCAAGATTATGGATTTAGTATTGACCCTACAACTTTGGTGGAGGTTGCTATTGATAGGAAGCAAAAGAAAATATATTGTAAAGAACATCTATACAAAGCCAAATTAACAACCTCTGAAATAGCGCATATAAATAAAAGCGTTTGCGGAAATAGTTTAATTGTTGCAGATAGTGCGGAGCCTCGATTGATAGATGAGTTGGCAAAGTTGGGATGTAGAATTGTGGGAACTACAAAAGGTGCTGGCAGTATAAGTGCTGGTATTGCAATTATGCAAGATTATGAATTAATTATTGAGGGCGAAAATATAGGCAAGGAATTAAATAATTACGTTTATACAGATAAAGGTAGCAAATTATTTTTAGATGCTTATAACCACATTATCGATGCAATTAGATACAATGTTTCATATAATTTAAGTGGAGGTTTTAAAATAGAAATACGATGACAGTAAAATTTTTAGTTGAAAATTCAGAAAATGAAGATGAGTGCGAATGGAGGGATATGCATATTAATCCCTCAATGATTTGTGCTTGGTATTTGCCAGATGAGGATGAGGATACTTATCATTTGGGGGCAAGCGTTAATGTAGATATTGGAGGTATAAGATACACAATGAAACAAGAGCCAATATTACAGGAGTATTTATTGAAGATAATAGATTTATAATAACAAAAAGATTAATTTTTAGTTTTATATATATGAAGATTACATTACCTGAAAATATTAGCGATATAAACTTGGGTACATTCCAAAGGTATTACGAATTAACAACTAGAACCGACCTGACGGAATATCAATTTAACAAACGTAAGATTGAAATATTTACAGGGTTGAAACGTTTGGATGTTGATAAAATTAAGCGTTCAGATTACGAGGAAATAAATTCCCAAATAGATAAAGCATTGGAGCAAACAGTTGAATTTAAACCTACATTTTTTATTAAAGATGTTGAGTTTGGTTTTATTGCTAATTTAGATGAAATTTCGGCTGGAGAATATATTGATTTGAGCAAATATGGCATTGAAGTTTCAACAATGCATAATTTGATGGCGGTTTTATTTAGACCTATTTCAAAAAAAGATAGTTTTAATAACTATGAGATAATAAATTATGAGGGTACAAAACAATATGCCGACATTATGAAGCATATGCCATTGTCAATTGTAAATGGATCATTGGTTTTTTTTTCGAGTTTAGCAAACGAATTAACGAGTTATACCCAGAGATTTATGGAGGTGGAACAGGCGAGGGAAAACAAGCAAGTGAATACTTTGAAAAATGGGGATGGTATGCAACGATTGAGGAATTGGCTAAAGGAAAAATTTGGAAAATGAATCAAATAGAAAAAATGAATGTACATAAAATACATTTATTTTTGGCTCATAAAATTGATAAACAAAAATTGAAATATAAAATAATGAGCCAGTCTAATAATACAAACACGATACAATTATGAACCAGTTAACGCAATTATATGCTTATATAAAACAACTTGCAGAAAGTGATGGTTTTATAAATACCATTACTAAATTAGATTTTAATGAAATTGATTTAAAAAAGGAGATTATATTTCCTCTGTTAAATGTAAGAATTATTACGGGTTCATTTACAACTGGACAAACTATTAATTTTAATGTTCAGATTGGAGTTTTTGATGTCAGGGATATAAATAAAGAAATTAAAACAGATGATTTCTGGGGGCAAGACAATGAAGTGGATAATCATAATATGGCAATAGCGGTTTTAAATAGATTGTGGAGCAATATGCTTAGAGATTTTGCAGACAATAATATAACGGCAAGTGAGAGCCCATCTTTTGAATTAGGCTTTTTTGAGCGTGCTAAATTATTGGATGGCGTAATACTATCATTTGATGTAGAAGTGCCAAACACGACCCTCTCATTATGTCAGTAGTTGATGAATTAGATAAATTTGGGAAGTATGTAAAGCAACAAGCCAAAAGCAATCTAACCAAACGCAGGAAAAAGGACACAGGCGGTTTATATGATGGTATTAATTATTTGGTTGAAGAGACAAAGACAGGAGCAAAATTAACATTCTCTTTTGGTTCAGCAGATGACTATTGGCAGTTTGTAGACAAGGGAGTTAAAGGAGTTTCAAGTTCAGCAAAAGCGCCAAATAGTCCGTTTAAATTTGGAACAGGAACTGGTAGGAGTGGAGGTTTAACAAGTGGAATAAAAGGGTGGGTAAAAAGAAAGCGTATTCAATTTAGCAATAAAAAGACAGGGCGTTTTTTGAGTTATGAAAGTACAAGTTTTTTAATAATAAGAAGCATTTGGAATAAAGGACTTGCAACTACAAACTTTTTTACAAAGCCATTT